TAAAGGATTGCGAAAAAAGCCAAAAAATCGGCTCGGTCACGTTGTTGCGCAGGCCTCCCTGCCCCCCAGTTACGGGGGGCAGGGAGGCCGACCGAACCTAACGGCGTACGCTATCCAGCGTCCGTTTAGCAGATCGCATGATCTCCTCCTCATGGGCGATGATCTCCGCCAGCAGATCGATCTGCGCGCATACGCGATCCAGATCGCTAGCCTCCTCTCCTGGATCGACCATATCAATGCGCAGATCGACGTGAGCCTCATCCTCTCCGCACACGTACTGCGCTAGGCGCAGGATCGACCGCGCCGCTATGATCTGATCCCATGCCGCGCCTTTGGCGCGCTCCGCCTGCGCGGCGTCGCGGCCGACGCATGATAGGATACGACGCAGATCATACAGCGCCTCTATGCGATCGGCGGCGTCTGTGACATAACCTGTGGATAAGTACATTGTGGATAACCTCCTTAAATTGTGGATAACTTATCCACAGAAGTATGTGCCTGTGGATAAGTCCCTTTGCGCTATGGTATTGACGGAGGGACAATCAATTGTGGATAATTCTGTGGATAACTAGGTAAGCCTGTGGATAACCTGCTAGATCGGATCCGTGATAGCCATGAGGTCGATGGTCTCCAGCGCGCCGATCCTCTTGCGCTTGTCGACCTCTTGCCGCGCCCACCATGCCGGATCAAACGCCTTGCTTTTCGATGGGGTTCCATTCGTGTCAATCCGCGCGTCCAGCACGTCACAGGTCTTGCCTCCGCGCCGTACGCGGGCCTGCGCGATCACGTGCGCAGGTCTCCACGTGCCATCAGCGCGCTTTGTACTGGTGTAGTACGTGATACGGACAATTTGACCCTCATAAAAAGCCATTGTCATTTTTGCTATCTCCTCTCATTTTGGGCAGTCTCCTGCCTCTGACGATTGTCCCTCCGTCAATACCATAGCGCGTGTTCGGTTTTCAAGGATCCTCACGGGGTCGGCGGCAAGCTGTATCTTGCTTACACTATATATATCGTCGGGTTTTTGGCGGGCTTTAGCCTTGCAAAAAATGTATCTTAAGATCTAAAAGTATTTTAGTGCAAAACGTGCAAAACGCGCAAAAAAAGCAAAGCATAGGCAACGGACCAAACAAATCGCGCAAATCGCGCAAAAGAATAATCTCCCGTTGCCTCCCCCGAGCCGCAGGCAACGAGCCCAAAACACGCGTTTGCAAATAGGCCAAAAAAAACAGGGACAGGATACGCTCCTGTCCCTGTCCCTGTCCTGCCAGCTTACTGCAGCACGGCCGTGCTCATACTCAGCGCTGCTGCATACGCCGCTAGCATGACCTGCCGATCCCAGGCTATCCGGGGTCGATGGTCGGCAGTCTCTGTGGCCTGCGCTAAGATCCATTGCCGATCCTCTATCCAGTCATCATCTGTCATGCCTGGATACGCCGCCCGCTCCGCTGCCGTGACGCTAGCTAGGATATACTGCCTCTGTCTCTCCGTCATCTAGATCTCTCCCATCCTATCATACTAGCATAGGATATCATCATCGTATGCTAGTGTCAGTATATCATCCGTTTGTGTCCAAACAATGACCAAATTATGAACGAAATTTTAACGAAATATGAACGTTAACTGTTCTGGGATTATGCCATAAATGAACAAGTGTTCAAAAACTGTATATAAGTGTATATATTGACACGCCCGGCTAAATGGAGGAAAGGGAGTCTACAAGCGGCTTTCAGAGGTTTTTCGATTTAAGTTTTGTCACTTAGAAGAGTGGTCGTAAGACCCCCAAAAACACTATAGTATATATATATATATAAAAAAAAAAAAAAAAAAAAAAAAAAAAAAAAAAAAAAAAAAAAAAAAAAAAAAAAAGATATATAATATAATATAATATAAGTCTTATGTTCTATGGTATTCGAATATTGAGAGAGACCCAAAGGGAGTAGTATGCTAACTGAGTGTATATCAGTCCCCCCCTCACCTCAACGCATTTTTTATATTACTTCGATACACTAATCAACTATTTCGTATACAGAATTTGCTTTGCGCTTTTTTAACACACGCCACAATATGTCACAGATATTAAGGGTTCGAATTAATTAACCCTCTTTTTTCGGCTTATAGCGAATGCATTTTTTGGCAGGTCGGTTTTCACTTCTTCGTGTTCTTAAATATCTACAGAGAGCGCAAGAGTTCTGTTTTTTCCTAGCTATTTCCTCTATATTTGGCTTGTAGACATTCTTTTAGCACCTAGACCTTATCGTGTTCAGCAAACTTCATGAAAGCTTATAGCGAACGCATGTTTACTTTACCCTGTTTTTGCGTGTTTTTTCCTTAAATGCAATGGTAAAGCGAAATAATATGGCGCGAAATCTGCGTTAATATTATTTCTACATCCTAAGTATTGCTTTTCTGGGATTGGCTTGCGGGGCGGGTTTGGGAAATCAGACATGCAAAGGGATGTGTTTTTCCTAGCCGTGTGGCGCGGATAGTACTTCGGGTTGTTAAGGTTTTAGGGCTTTTTGGAGAGGTTTTTGCGCGAAAAACAGGCCAAAAAGAGACATGATGTCTTGGATGTTGATGACCTGTTGACAAAAGGGGCGTAAAATGTTACCATGGACGCAGGAAAACAACGGAAAGGAAGGTAGCTTGGCATGAAGGCGCTGGAAGGGTTTGATTGGGTGACGCATTCGGATTTGGAGAGATACTGGGAAGGAAGGGGCTTTCCTAGCGGTAGGCCGCCGAAGGAGCCTAGGAGGAAGAACTCGAAGGTGCGGTCGGACAAAGGAGGATCGCACACGAAGGACGGATGGTTGAGGATGGAAGGGCACTCCTTGGAGGACATGCGCAAGGCTGCCATCGTGGAAACGCAAAGGCTGCCAGAATCGCCAGACGAGGAATTCCGAGACTTGGCGGCCAAGCTTAAGGAAGGGATGTCCATGAGGGAATACCTGCAGTCCAGAGTAGACGCGCGAAGGGACAGGGAAAAGGCCAAGGCCGAGATAGGAGCGTTTCAGGCGGCGCTGGCTTTCTTGGAAAGCCCGTCGAGGGAGATGCTGGACGGATTGGCAAAGAGGCTTTCCGTGGACAAGAGGGGGTTCAAGAGAGTTTACGCGCGCGTGGGTGACATGAGGGTGAAGGCATACATGATGTGCGCCAAGATGAACATCGATAGGACGTGGACAGGGCTTGCGCTTGTCAACTTAGGACATGGTTTCAAGCCCGTGCTGATCGGGCGGCCTTACAAAGGTTGGACGTGGAAGTTGACGGAAGACACCGTGGAAGACTTGCACTCTCTGGCAGAGGGCATGGTAGCCATAGCGGAAAACTGGGAGGCTTTGGCCGAAGGCAAGATGAAGGACTTGCTTTACGCGATGTCAAGGAGGGATGAATAATGAAGAAAGCGCAGGAATTTGACAAAGCCCTCAAGGAAATGACCGAACTAATGGAAAGGGCTAGGGAGATAACGCTTTCGCTGGGCATGGAGAACGAGGAATACGCGGAGTTCTACGCAAGGCTGGCCATGGGCGAGATACCTGCCAGCGCGTATCGGGCGTTCAAGGAGCTGAGCGAGAACAACTTCAGCGTCACGGAACGCTCCCTCAAGGCGCAGATGATAATGGCGGCGTCCAGATACACGCCCATCATCATAGGGACGCTGAAGGAAATGGTAAGGAAAAGCCCCATCCTTAGCTCCATGGCCGAAAGGTGGAGCTTAGAGGAAAGCGACAAGATGGCTCGCTACGTCATAGGACTTGCCGAGCAGTCCGTGGCCGATTACGGGCTTAAGGACATGGCGGCGCCGCAGCTCATGCTGGCGGCCATAAGGGAGATGAACAGGTCGCACGGCATAGGCGAGCAATCTGTGAAGCTGCAGGTGCAGCCCGTGAAGTTCGAGGGCGAGAGCGAGCTTAAGGAATGAATAGAAAATGCATAATATACAGTTTTATGTATATTATGCATTTTAAAAAAGGCTGAGACGCATTAACGATGCATAATATACAGAAAACTGTATATTATGCATTTTAGGGAGAGGTGGTCATGAGCGAGCAGACCCAGCCCAGAATTTACCTGCCAGACGTGGTAGGCAGGGGCTACAAGGCTTTTTGGGAGAGCAAGCATCGCTACTTGGTGTGCAAGGGCAGCAGGGCGTCTAAGAAGTCGACCACGGCGGCCTTAAAAATCATCTATAGGATGATGCAGATGCCCTTGGCCAATACCTTAGTCGTCAGACGGCAGGATGTGCATCACGCGGACACGACATACGCCCAGCTGCTATGGGCTATAGGCCGCTTAGGCGTGACGCACCTGTGGAAGGCAAACAAGAACCCTTTGCGGCTAACGTACACCCCTACAGGCCAAATCATCATCTTCAGAGGTCTTGATGACCCTCAGTCTCTGGCCTCTCTCGTAGCCCCGAAAGGGCACTTCACCTTCGTGTGGGTGGAAGAGGCGTTCCAGATAGAAAACGAGGCGCGTTTTCAGTCCTTGGACGAGTCCATACGCGGAATGCTGCCAGAGGGCTACTACCACCAGATAATACTCACCTTCAACCCTTGGCATGACCGCATATGGCTGAAAAGCAGGTTCTTCGACGACCCCGACGCCATGACGCTGAGCATGACCACGAACTACTTATGCAATGAATGGCTATCCGAGGGAGACCTAGCCAACTTCGAGCGAATGCGCGTAAAGACGCCAAAGAGGTATTTGGTCGCTGGGAAAGGCGAGTGGGGAACCCCAGAGGGCACGATTTACGAAGACTGGGAGACGGAATCCTTCGACCTAGAAGAGCTGCGACGCATAGACGACGCGGAGGCCGTGTTTGGCTTGGACTTTGGCTACACCAATGACCCGTCTGCCTTGTTCTGCGGGATAGTCTCCTTAAAGGAAAAGAAGATATGGGTGTTCGACGAAGTGTATAGCAAGGGGCTGTCTAACCGACAGCTATACGACGCCATACAGGCCAAGGGATACAGGGAGCAGGTCATACGCGCGGACAACAACGAGCCAAAGAGCATAGAGGAGCTTTACCAGCTGGGGCTGCGCAAAATAACAAGGGCGCGCAAGGGCAAGGACAGCATCATGAACGGCATCCAATGGATACAGGACATGAGCATAGTCATCCATCCTAGCTGCGTGAATTTTATACACGAAATCTCAAACTATGCATGGGAGGAATCCAAGGCGGGCGAAAAGATGAACAAGCCAGCCCAAGGATACGACCATTTGATGGACGCGATGCGATACGCTATTGAAACATATGTCCAAGGAAAGAAGTTTTCGTTTTAGAGCTTCACCACGAGCCTTAACGATGCCTTTAGGTATATTGAGTCCAAAAGATACGTTAAGCTCTGTGGTGAGGCTCTAAACGCTCCTACGAACGTTTTACGTGTTATACACGAACAGAAAGGAGGGTCATTAATGCCAAAAGTGTTTTGGGAGGAAACAAGGAAGATAACAGACATCATAGCCAACGGCGAGAGCGCGCCGAGCGACGAGCATATCCTAAACCTTCAGATAAGGGACTGGCTGGTGAGCAAGGAAAGGCATTGGCAGCTGGAAGGCGAGAAGTATTACAAAGGGCTGCATGACATTCTGCGCAGACAGCGCACGGGCATAGGAGAAGGAGGGGAAGTGCAGGAGATTAAAAACCTGCCCAACAACCTCCTGATTGACAACCGCTACGCCATGATGGTAGACCAAAAGGTAAACTACCTGCTGGGGATGCCCTTCGTGGTGGAAGGCGAAGGAAAAAAAGGCAAGAAGGCCAACAGCGAGGAAGAAGCGGGTCTGGAATACAGCAAGGTGATGGCGGAGTTCTTCGACGCCAAGAAAAGGAGAGCCATACACCACCTAGGCGTAGACTGCCTTAACTGCGGCATGGCGTGGCTGTACCTGTATCATGACGAAGAGGGCGAGTTGGCCTTCAGGCGTTTCCCAGCCTACGAGGTGTTGCCCATCTGGAGGGATGACGCCCACGAAGAGCTGGAATACGCCATACGCCTTTACGGGCAGCATGAATACATAGGCACGGTGCTGCAGGAAGTGTTCTACGTGGAAGTGTATCGGCAGGACGGCATCCACAGATACAAGTATGACAACGGATACGTGGTGCCAGACACGGAGCATCCTAGCTACGAGGCGTATATCACGGACACGGCCACGGGGGACACCTTCAACTGGGAGCGCATACCGCTGATACCGTTCAGGTACAACATGTTCGAGATGAGCTTGTTGTGCAGGGTCAAGACGCTGCAGGACGCCCTTAACCTAGCCCTGTCGGACATGAGCAACTCACAGGAAGAGAACGCCTTCAACACGCTGCTTATCCTGAAGAACTACGACGGGCAAGACCTAGGAGAGTTCAGGCGCAACGTGAACACGCACCACGCCGTCAAGGTTAGGTCTACTGGCGATGGAGCGGACGGCGACGTCACGGCGTTGGACATAGGCGGCGACGTGGAGCAGTTCATGAAGCAGATACAAGAGCTGAGGGACTCTCTGGTGGCCAACGCGAGAGGCTTTGACGCCACGGATGACAGGCTTAGCATGGATCCCAACGAGATGAACATCCAGTCCATGTACAGCGAGATTGACCTAGACAGCAAGGGCATGGAGCTGGAATGGCAGGTTTCCTTCCAGCAATTGCTCTGGTTTGTCAATCAGGACTTGCTCAACAGGGGCATAGGCGACTTCCGCAATGAGAAGTACAAGGTTATCTTCAACAGGGACATCATGGTCAACGAGACGCAGACCATCGAGAACGTCATCAAGAGCATGGCCGTGCTGTCAAGGGAGACTGTGGTAGACCAGCACCCGTGGGTCAACAACCTGCCGCTTGAGCTGGACAGGATAGAGAAGCAGCAGCAGGAAGAGCTTGAGATGGACTACGAGCGCGAAGAGGCGTTGACGGAGATGTCCATACAGGCCAAATCTAAGGTGGAAAGCTCAAACAGGACGCCGACAAAGCAAGATTGACGGAGGTTCTTAAATGGACGCGGAAAGACTGCAGAGACTGCTCGAAGAACTGGAAGAAGAACGCTACGAGGCTTGCCTTAGGACGATACGCAAGCTGCAGAGAGAGTCCAAGGAAGACAGAGAGGCCATACTAGCCGCCGTGGCCTTGTTTATGGCCACTAGAACCAAGGCCGACGTTCTAGCTCGCTACGCCCCTAGGAAGCGCAGGACGCATCTGGACAGGCTGGGAACGTATATCCTAGAGCATTTCCTAGCCATGGAAGGAAGGTTTGCGTCCGACATGAGGGGCTTCTTGGTGGCTACCCCTCAAGAAGTCAACGAAAAAGCCTCTAAGATACTAGGCGTGGACATAGGCTCGGTCAAGGACAAGGCCGCCAAGGAAGTGCTGGACACTCCTTGGCAGTCAGACGAAAGGCTTTGGCCAGACAGAATGCGCGCCATGGCCACTAGCTATGCGCATTCTACGCAGCAGACTGTGCTTAGGGACATCATGACGGGTAGGGACAAGACCTTGACCATGCGAGACGTCACCGCCATGCAGGACAATTTTGCCAAGAGAGCCGCCGTAATCCTTAGGACTGAAGAGGGCAGGATGCGCTCGTGGGTCATGGAGAAGCTGTTCAAGGAAGCGGGCGTGGAAGAGTTCAAGTTCGTGGCCACGCTTGACGAAAGAACCTCAAAGATATGTCGGTCTATGAACGGACTTGTCTTTGACATGAGCGCGTGGGAGATAGGGGTGACTGTGCCACCTCTGCATCCTGCCTGCCGAAGTCTGGTCACCATTGTGTCCTAATACTTATATTAAGAAATATAATGTTACACATTTGTAACAAGGATACTGCTTAATATTTGAAGTATTACATAGTAGAACTTGACAACAACGGAAGGATGTGCTACATTTGTCTCAGAGGCTAAAAGACTTATTCGAGAGCCTAGAGCTGGAGAAGGGGGCTGTTGATAAGATTATGAAAGCCGTTTCCAGCGAATACGTGTTGGCCGAGGATGTCGACAAGCTGCAGAAAATGATTAACGACCTGCAAGAGCGCGTTAACACGTTCAGCAAGCAGGAAGACGCCTTCAAGGCCGAGATGGAACGTCTGTCCAAGGAGAAGGAAGAGGTTTCTTCGGCGCACATGCAAGAGTTATTGGAACTGCGCAAGGGTATTTCCTTGGAAAAGGAGCTTACCTTGGCAGGAGCACGGAATCATAGAGCCGTTAAGGCTTTCCTTGACGAGTTCCTTGCTGGCGCGAAGCTTGATGAGTCCCACAACGTGGTAGGGCTTGCGGAGGCCATAGAGAAGATTAGGAGCGACCCCGAGACGGCGTTCCTGTTCGCCAGCCAAGCCGATGCCACGGAAAGCAAGCCTTCTAGGCTTGTAGGGGCTAAGGCGGGGGAGTCTGGAGGCTCTCCAGCCGCTAGGGTCAATCCTTTTGCTAGGGAGACGTTCGACTTAGAAGCTCAAGGCAAGCTGTTCAGAGCAAACCCAGATGAAGCGCGAGCCATGGCTCTTGCGGCTGGCGTCGTACTAGGTTAGGGAGGTTATATCATGGCTTATACCAAGATTGCGGATGTCATTGTCCCTGAGGTGTTCACTCCTTACGTGATTCAACGCTCGAGGGAATTATCCCTGATGGTCAACAGCGGCATTGCGCGCGAAAGCGAGCAGCTTAACTCGTTGGTGTCTGGCGGGGGCAAGCTTATCAACATGCCCTACTGGAACATCCTTAGCGGCGTTGCGCAGGTGCTGGATGACACCAACCCTATCACTTCCAGCAACATCACCGCCAGTCAGGATGTCGCCGCGCTGCAGATTCGCGGCACTTCGTGGGCTGCCCATGAGTTGGCCAGTTCTTTGGCTGGTAGCTCGGCGATGCAAGCCATTGCTACGCAGGTTGCCGAGTGGATGGTCGAGGAAGAGGAAGATAATCTCTTGGCTATTCTGAAAGGTATCTTCGCTGGTCCTTTGGCCACGTCGCACATGAATGATATCTCTGGTGGGACGGGGGCAGCGGCCGTCATTAGCGGCGACGCGCTGATTGACACGCGCATGATGCTGGGCGATGCCTACAGGCGTTTCTCGGCTCTGCTGGTTCACCCCAAGACCTACGCTGTCATGCAGAAGCAGAATCTGATTGATACCATTCCAGACCAGCGCGGTGAGATTCACTTTAACACTTACATGGGCTATCCCATTCTGGTTGAGGATCGCGCGCCTGTCGACGGCGACGTGTACACCACGTATCTGTTTACTAGGGGTTGCATCGCTCGCGGAACGGGCATCGGCGTTGACATGACCTCCACGGAGGTTTCCCGCGACGCGGCTATGAGTACGGACTACTTGTACTACCGCTGGGCGCGTGTGGTTCATCCCACGGGCATCAAGTGGTTGAATACCACGGTTGCCAGCACCACGCCAAGCGACGCTGAGTTCGCCATGGGCACGAACTGGGAGAAGGTTTATCCCGACAAGCACATCGGCATCGTGGCGTTGCGTCATAAAGTGGCGTAAAGGGAGCATGTGGAGGGATAGTATGTCTGTTTCGGATTCCACGCATTACAACAGGCGCAGACGTGAGGCCGAGGCGCGCAAGCGCATGGAACAGGTTAACGCTGTCAGCGAGGCCGCTAAGCCTGTGTTTGGCTCCACGCCCAAGTCTGTGGATGAAGGTTCTATCACTCAGCCCGTAGTGCCCACAAAGCCAAGGGCTAAGAAATAGGATAGGAGGGATTGGCATGGAACAGGAGGTCAAGAACTTTTTGTCAGCTCTGGGTGTAACCGTGCCAATCTCTCAAAACACAATCTCTCAAAACAGCCTGCTTTCCTACGCGGTCACGCTGGTCGAGAAGGACTTGATGATAGGAACCAACCAAAACCCGTTGCCAGAGGGTATGCATGATGTCTGGATGTACAGGGCTGCTGGTGAGTATCTTAGCTTGGTACGTGACGGTCTTAACCTAGCTGAAGAATTCAGCGTGGAGTCTTCCAGCGGCGCATCAAACGTGTACATGCCTTTCGTGAGCATCAAGAAGGTGCAGGAAGGCGACACCACGGTGGACTTTGGCAACGAATCGTCCAGCAAGATGAGCCTAACGCAGGTCATAGACTGGCTGCAGCACTTTGGCGTTGAGGCCATTGCAAGGTGGCGAAAGATGGTATGGTAAACCTAGCTAGGTTCAAGAGGCTTAGGCAAGCTCTGGAATTGCTTTGGACGGACACATGCACGGTGTACACCAAGGAACGGCAGCGAGACCCCGAAACAGGCATCGTGAGCTTTTCCGAAATGGCAAAATGGTCTGGGCTGAGCTGCAAGCTTAGCTATGACACCATGCGGTTCAAGACCAACGTAATCCAGACATCTACGCCTGAAGAGATTAGCAACATTACGCTCTTCCTAGGCAAGGATGTGGACACGGCTTCCATACCAGCTGGCAGCAAGATTGTCATACAGCATAACGGGGATGAGGTGACATACGCCTATAGCGGCATTGCCAAGACGCACAGCAATCACCAAGAGATTGCGTTGAGGGAGTGGAACGGATGGGCGTAAAGAGATACACCAAAGGGCGTTACGCCCCTAGGACACCCCCTGTAAGGCATAGCGGACAGACAATCAACACAGGCGTGGACATAGACCTGCGAGAGCTTGAGGCGTTCAGGGAAAACGTGCGCGCGCTGGTCACCAAGCATCAAGACCGAAAGAAGATATTCGACCAGACGGTAGAGGCCATGACCATGGAGTTCCTGCCTATACTCATAGAGCAAACTCCCGTAGGCCAGCCGCCTAACGTACATTCCGTTCCATCCCACATCTATGAAAAATACTGGGCTGATTACATAGGAGGCAACCTAAGAGACAGCTGGCAAGTGTTAGGCGACGGGCAGACTCCTAGAACGGACAGAGGAAGGTTTGCCAAGCGCGGCGATGTGTCTAGCGTGACATACTCAGCTGGAAAGTATTCGTTGACTATAGTTAACGGTGCGCCTTACGCGTATGACGTAAACTACGGACATACACAGGAGATTGGCGAATACATTCCCGAGCTGGGTAAAAAGGCTAGGAAAGCATGGGTCGAGGGCAGTTTTTTTGTGGAGGCAGCCTTAACCCTAGCCCAGCAGACGGTGGCTGAGATAGCTAAGGAAGTAACCACAGACTTGCTGGCGGCATACTTGTTTCAAGGCAAGTGGGTCGAGTCTAGAAAGAGAGGTAGGAAGAAATGATATTGGATGTCATGGAATCCATTGGCAAGGCTCTCTTTCTGGAATTCGGCGATGCTTACGACATCTACACGGAACACGTCACGCAAGGCATGACGGTTCCTTGCTTCATGGTCGAGCATCTGGGCACTAGCTACAGAAACATGCCTAGGACGGACGGCTTGCATGTTATGCAGGATAGCCGATATAGGGTTGCGTATATAGCCAGCACTCCAGACGTAACGCACGAAGGCTATGCGCTTACGGAGCGTATGCTGAAGTGCCTGAACACGTTCTATACCAAGGAACACGGGTATGTGAGACCTAGGTTCAAGGATATAAACGTGCGGAACGATATCATTGATTTTCGTTTCAGAATCATAACGGAATTATGGGAAGAACTGGACAAGACCAAGATGCAAATCTTGGAACAGGTTGACACGGGGGTGAAGTCAAGTGGTTAAGAAGACTGAATCGGGTGTTCCTGAAGACGTTATCGTGCAGGAACCTGCTCCCGTCAAGCGAAAGTTGCCGTTGATGGGCACTAAGGCTTCTTTTAGGAATTTCAAGGAGTTCTTGGCGCACAAAGACGTTTTGGAGGTTGTACTCAAGCCAGACAAGCTGTATGACATCGAAGAGGTGCGTAGGCTTATCGGCGAGTTTCTGGAAAGGAAGGTGACCTAGCATGGCATTGGGTGGCGGTACTTGGGTAACTCCGAACAAGGCTCTGCCAGGCAGCTACATTAACTTTGTCTCCGTAGCTAGGGCTAGCGCGGCTTTGTCCGACCGTGGCGTTGTGACGGTTCCGTTGCAGTTGCCTTGGGGTCCAGAGAATGCGGTTATGACGGTTAACTCGGGCGATGTCCTTAAGAACAGCGGAAAGTTGTTTGGGCTGGATTATGCCAACGACAGCATGACGCCCATTAAGGAGATTTTCCTTCACGCTCGGTTGGCCTATTTCTATAGGCTTAACTCGGGCGGCGTAAAGGCTTCCAACACCTTTGCGGATGCTCTTTACAGCGGCAGCGCGGGCAATGACATTACGGTGCTTGTCGCGGCCAACGAGGCCAGCACTACGGAAACCCCTGTGTATGACGTGACCACGCTGTTCAATGGCGCAGAGGTTGACGTTCAGACGGGCATTGTAACCATGGCGGACTTGATTGCCAACGACTATGTCACTTGGAAGTCTGGCGCGACCTTGGCGGTCAATGCTGGATTGCCGATGACTGGCGGGACTGATGGCACCGTCACGGCTAGTGCCTACCAGAATTACCTCGCTGCCATGGAAGAGTATTCTTTTAACGTCATGGGCGTTGCCACGGCAGACGATGACGTCAAGGCTCTGGTGGTCGCTTACACCAAGCGTATGCGCGACGAAATGGGTATCAAGTTCCAAGCTGTCCTGTTTAGGACGGATGCGAATTACGAAGGCGTTATCAGCGTGGACAATGGGTTTACGGACGCTGCGGATGACCCCAGTTTGGTTTACTGGGTCGCTGGCGCGGAAGCTGGCTGCAATGTTAACGCTAGCTTGCTGAATACGATTTACGACGGCGTATACAAGAACCGCATTAGCACGGCGTACACTCAGGAACAGCTGATTGCAGCCATACAGGCTGGCAAGTTCGTGTTCCATAGGGTGGGCACCGACATCCGTGTGCTGGAAGACATCAACACGCTGCGCGAGTTCTCGCCTGAGAAGAGCCAAGACTTCTCGAAGAACCAGACCATCCGTGTTATTGACCAAATCGGCAATGACATCGCGACTCTGTTCAACACGCGTTATCTTGGCAAGGTGCCTAACGATGACGCGGGGCGCATCTCTCTGTGGAGTGATATCGTTGCGCATCACACGCAGCTTCTTCGCATACGCGCGATTCAGGACTTTACGTCTGAGGATGTCCTTGTCGAGGCAGGGGAAACTAAGGACTCTGTTATGGTTACTGATAACATTTCTCCAGTCAATGCGCTCGCGAAGCTCTACATGACTGTCTACGTGGCGTAAGGGAGGTTTTCTAGATGGCAGTTACTTTACGGCCTGTCGATACCGTCCATGGCGCGCTTGCTGAGTGCTACGTCACGCTGGACGGAAACCGCTACAACTTGATGCAGCTCACCGAGTTTGAGGCCACGTTCAACCCGAACATCATTGACGTGCCCATCCTTGGCCGAGTGCAGCAGGGAAAGAAGACGGCTGGCGGCGATGGCACTTGGACGGCCACGGCGTATTACACGCAATCCGCTTTCCGTCGCTGGATGCACAATTATATCAAGACTGGTGTGTTGGCTCCTTTCGAGATTCAGATTACCACGATGGATCCTTCCACGGCCACGGGTAGGCAAACCACCATTCTGCGAGGTTGCCTGATTGACCAGTTGGTCATGGCCAAGATTGCCGTGGGTGATGAGCTGCTCAGCGAGGATATGTCTGGCACGTTCGATGACGTAGAGTTCCCTGAATATTTTACGAATCTGGACGGTTTTCAGGCGTAACCAACAATAACTAGGGAGGTACCTCTTCAATGAACATACGGACTTTTCTCATGCCCTCTGCTGCCACAATGCCCACAGAGGATTATGTCCCATCTGAACGTTACCTTGACGACAACGGGCAGCCTTTGGTGTGGAAATTGAAGGCGATTACAGGTGGCGAGGACACCAGAATACGTCAATCCGCCACTAAACGTGTCCCTGTTTTTGGCAAGAAGGGAGAATATACCAAGGAAGTTGACCCTGAGTTATATGTTACCATGCTTGTTTTGGCTTGCGTTGTTGAACCAAACCTTAAAGATATTGAGCTTCAACAAGCTTGGGGTGTTAACAACGACCTAGAATTGCTAGACTCTTTGCTTATACCAGGAGAACTTATGCGTCTGAAAGGTAAGGTACAACAGATAAACGGTTACGATGGAAGAGCTGATGAGGAAATTGAAGAGGTAAAAAACTAATCAGGGAGGGCGATGTCGACGCTAACGTAGCATACTATTGTATGCATAAGTTGCATTGGCCGCCCTCCCAATATTTTTCCATGAGCAGAGAGGAAACTTTGGTGACGATAGCCTTTGTCCAGCAAAAGATAGAAGAGGACAAAAAGGCTGCCGCTGAGATGGAAAGAAAGTCAAAAAGCAAGAGAGGAAGGAGGTAAGCATAATGGCGGAACAAGGTTATAACGAGCTTGGCATAGGCATATCGTTGAAGGACAATATGTCTTCTACGTTACATTCCATTGAAAACAGGACAGGAATGCTCATCAACGCGCTGTATCAGGTTCAAGCAGCATCGGGCAGTTTACAGGCTTCGCAAGGCTTTGTTGCGATGTCCAGCCAGATACAGAGAGCCACGGCAGATATGTCCAGTCTCAACGCGGCCATGATGCAAGCCTCTGCGACAAGCAAGCGGTTGTCCCTAGCAACACCTAGGGTAACTAAGATACAGCCTGTTACCGTCCCTAACCCAGAGGTTAGGGACATTAACGTAATGGACAAGCCTATCAACACGCAAGCCGTGGTCAGGCAAAAATTGGTTACTTCCTTGCCTGTGTCCGCGCTTGAGGTTCCTCAGGATGCCACGCAGACAATAACTCAGAATGTTTCACCCGCATCTATACCTGTAAACCCTAGCGATTATACGCAGACCATAACGCAAGACGTTTTGCAAGCGACCATGCCTAACGCGCCGAGTGACATAACACAGACCGTTACGCGCATGTTTGAAGACTCGACGTACGCATCGGAACCGTTGCCCGTGGTCAGCACCACTAGGCGGAGCGCGCCAAGGGACGATATTAGACAAATCATGACGCAGATTGCCAGAGTGAAGGATACTAGGCTCGGTGCCATGATTGAAGCAGATCTCATGCGCGCTCAGGGTGCCGTGGCTACAACATCCAGCTTGATACGCGGCTTCATCCAGACTATGCCAGATGGTTTCAGCGTAGCTATGAAGACGCAAATAATCGAAGACGAGCTGCTGAATAATGTAGAAGTTCCTCAGATGGCACAAAACGTCATGGACAACGCGCATCAGATAACGAGGCAGGTTGCCGTTAGGCCGATGGGCAGAGCCAAGCGAAGGAGCGAGTATCTCGGACGTCAGCCTACGTTTAGGACGGAACCGTTGACTCAGACTCAGCTGGTGGCCAACAATCCCACAAAGGAACTAAGCGCAAGGCAACCTTGGATTACGTCCAGCAACGTTCTTAGGACTACGGGCAACTATGCTGCGGATATGCAACTTCCTGCCAACAATTACGTGCATGAGGTTGCGCCTGTGCAATCCTTACCTCTGAATAGAGCTGTGCCTCCTGTGAACAATCAGCCTTTGCAGCAGACGCTCGATATCACCAATGGTATCAACAGAACAATAAGCATGATCACCACGTCTGCTGGTCAAGCCAACGCCATTATGAACAACATGCCTAGCACGTTGTTTGAGTCAAAATACAACGCAAGCCTTGTCTCGGATGAGCTGAATAAACTACCCGAGGCCATGGAAAAAGTTAATGTGCTTCAGGATCGGCTTAACGAAAGTTCCGTTAAGTGGCAGACGTCCCTTAACAACATAGCATCTCATTGGCGTTCTATAGCTGGCATGAGCGTAGCTGGCTTCAGCATTCCTTCTTTGATGAAGATGTCCGATACTGTGGCCGCTGCGCCTGTTCGTATGTCCATGGCCGTTGAGAATATCCCTAATACAACCGAGGGAGATTACAACGCCGAGACCATAGCGCGTATGCAAGAATCCATCTATCGGAGTTCTCTAAACACAGGCACGGACTATACGGAAAACATGCGCCAGTTTAGCAGAATGGGTTTGCTGGCTGGAGACGCCTTCAACAGCGCGGATGAGATGATGGCCTTCATGGACTTGCTCAACAAGAGCTTTGCCATTGGTATGTCTTCCAGCTACGAGCAACAGAAAGGACGTTACCAGATAACTCAGGCTTTGGGTTTTGGTAAGCTGCAGGGCGAAGACTTCCGTTCTATTGGCCAAGCAACGCCTGAGGTTTTGGATAGGATAGAAGATTACTTCAAGCTGCAAGGCGTTGAGAAGGATTTGTTTGACCTACGATCGTCTGGAGAGATTACAGCCGACGTCATGAAGGCCGCTTTCCTTACGGCCAGCGATGACATCAACAAGTCATTCGAAAAAGTGCCTATGACGTGGGAGCGCGTTCAGAATAACTTCAAGACGGTTACCATCAAGGAACTACAGCCTGTGCTTAGCTTTATAGGAACTTTGGCCAAACATGCCAACACCGTAGTGCCTATCTTTGCTAAGATAGTAATGGCCATGATTGCATGGAAGGTAGCTACTATGGTTGGTCATGGCGCAATGGTAGCCTACAACGCTGTTTTGATGGCAGGTGCCATACGTTCGTCGTTGCTGGGTGTTGCCGAGAAAGTTAGGGCTGGCGCAACGCTACAAGCGGCCTTGGCCACGCAGATAGCTGGCAAGGCGGAGGCTGGAAAGAACGCTCAAATGTTGGCTGGCTTGGCCATAGCTGGTTCCGTGGTTGGTGTTATTTTGCTAGTCGTTGCCGCTGTCTATGGCATGGTATGGGCATGGAACAAGGCCACAGGTGCTACGGTATCGGCAACTGGCGTTATCTTTGGTGCTGTGTGGTTCTTGGTTGCTGCCATAGCCAATATCTTCATATGGTTAGTAAACAAGCTTATAGCAGGTCCTTTGCTCTGGTTAACAAACGCCTTTGCGGGCGCGGGAGAGCAAATAGAAATAATATTCAACACAGCATGGGCTGGGGTTCTGTATGGGGCACAAGGCATGGTTAAGGGCATCGAAGACATGCTACGCTCAATATCCTTTGGGAAGCTTGACTTCAATTGGTCAGAGTCACTAAACGGTGAAATAGACAAGACGGCTATGCGCATAAAGGACTTAGAAAATCTGGTAAAGGAAAAGAAGGCATCCGTTCCTACCGATTGGAATTATTTAGATTACATGTATGGGGGAGACTTTGGCGCGGCTTATACCAAGGGTTATGAATTTGGCCAAGGCATAGATGCTACGGTTGGCAGTTGGTTCAATGAATCTATCCTAAGCGGGGCAGATTTAGGCTTAGAGACGGATGGGTTGCTAGACGAACTCGAAGACATAAACAACAACACGGGCAACATAAGCGATTCCGTTTCCATGACTGAGACAGACCTTAAGTATCTGCGCGACCTTGCGGAGCGAGAAGCCATAAATCGTTACACCACGGCTAGCATCGTGGTTAGACAGAATAACGTGAACAACATAGCCAGAGAGCAGGATTTGGACGGCATCCTGTCCGCGTTCACGGAAGACTTTGCTAGGCGTCTGGAAAACCATCCTGCGGGGGTGCCTGAGTAATGTACAAGCTTTACATAGGCGACATGCTGTTTCCTGTTCCACCAGGTGAGATAACCTACAGCGTTCGTGGTCAGAACCAGCAATACGTGCTTATCAACGGCGATGAGATTAACGTGCTGCAGCAACCTTTGCTCACGGACTTCTCCATGGAAGTGTTGCTGCCTAACGTGCAGTATCACTTCGCGGATTACCAAGGAGGGTTCCAGAAAGCAGATCCCTATCTGGCCAAGATAGACGAACTCTTCCACAGCAAGAAGCCTTTCTTTGTCAAGATGACGCGCAGCTTTCCAGACGGCAAGGTGGTATTCTCCAGAAACCAAATGGTCAACATCGAATGCTCCATGGAGAATTACGAGATACTCGAGGCATCGGAAAACGGATTTGACATCATCGTGTCCATGGAGTTTAAGCTCTACAGGCACTTTGGCACAAAGACAGTATCTGAAGTCACCACGCCTACGCCTACTGCGGGCGTGACACAGATAGCCGTGACGCAGCAGAGAGAGACGCTGCGCGCACCAGACTACAAGACCTATACGGTTGAGCCTAACGAGACTTTGTTCAACATTGCCTTGAAGGCATACGGCAACGGAGACAGGTGGACTCAGCTGTACAAGGCCAACCAGACGATGATAGACGCCGACAACGCCAAGAACGGCGGTATGCAAGCCATGGTAAGGGCGGGTCAGGTGCTTACCATTCCTAGGCCATAAGGAGGTTCGAACATGCCTAAGCTGGCGCTTTACATAGACGGAAACACGCCCGTGGCCACGGACATGTTCGACCCCGTGGCCATAGGCGAGCTTGAGCTGGAGATGAACCGCAAGGGGCAACCTAGCTGTTTGCGGTTCAGCGTGGCCAAGGACACGATGATTGACTTTGTCGAGGGTCAGGCTGTGCGTCTTGAAGTGGACAAAGCCAAGATGTTCTTTGGCTTTGTCTTCACCAAGACACGTACCAAGGAAGGCATCATTCATGTTGAGTGCTACGACCAGATGAAGTATCTGGTCATGAACAAGCTTAAGTTTGCTAAGTATGATATGTCCGCCACGGAGGTTATTCAGGAACTGGCTGGCGCCTACGGTCTTCAGCTAGGTTCCATAGCCGACACGGGGCATAAGATTGAGTTCATCAACGAGGATGGTTCTTCTCTCATGGACATTATCCAAAACGCTCTGGCCGAGACCACGGTGCATACTGGCGAGCTTTTTGTGCTGTATGATGAATTCGGTAAGCTAACCCTTAAAAGTGTTAAGGAAATGCACCTAGATTTTATGATTGATCAAGACACGGGCGAAGATTACGATTATACTTCAAGCATAGAGGAGCAGACCTACAACACGGTCATTCTCTATTACACGGACAAAGAGACAGGCGAAGAGCAGGTTTTCGTCAAGAAGAACGCAGAGAACATCAAGCAATGGGGCATCATTAGCTACTTCGAGAACGTCAATACGCCTATTGGGGCTGATGCTAAAGCCAGCGCGTTACTCAAGCTTTATGATGCCAAGACGCGCAAGCTAACGCTGAAGAACGCCTTGGGCAACACTAGCGTATTCGCTGGCTGCTCGATAGGCATCCTGCTCAACCTAGGCGACATTCTGGTAAGCCAAATGATGATGGTAAACAGCGTGAAGCATCGGTTCCACGAAAACTATCACTTCATGGACGTTAACATGGTGGGCGGTGAGTTCATTGCCTAGGGACGATAGCAACATCGTCGAGCTGGTCAAGCGAGCCGCTAGGGACGTAGTGCGCAACGACCATATGTATTCCACGTTCTTTACAGGCGTGGTAGTGGCTGTAGACCCTTTGGAGATTCAGTTAGACCAGCAAACAATCATCAAGGACAGTCAGATAATTCTGGCTCGGTGCGTCACAGAGTATGAGTATGACATGACCATCCATCATACCACCAAGCTTGAATCGGAGCATACGCATGAGGTGCCCATTCCTAGCCTTACGGTCACGCCAGATGGAACCAGCGTCCCTCCAGCTATTGGAGCATCGCTTCCTTCTACCACGCAGAGCTTGCCCACCGTGCCTACGGAGCATGAACATAAGTATGACGGAAGGAAGAGTTTCATAGTCCACAATGAGCTGCTGGTAGATGAAGTGGTCATTCTGGTAAGGGTGCAAGGCAGGGACTCTCCTAAGTACATCGTATTGGAGCGCGTAGGAGACAAGAAGGGCATCGAAGACATAGATGCGGCTGGGGGCGAAGAAGAACCTGAAGGAGAGTGATAACCATGCTTCCTGAGTTTAGGGAAACGCTAAGGCAGGATTTCGAAGTTGTCACTAAGCCTTCGAGGACTTGGCAGCTTCAGCAGCTGGATACGCGGCTATACACTAGGATAGACACGCTGGAAAGCGTCAAGCAGATGTGCTACTGCATTCTCAACACGGAGCGTTACCAATACATGATTTACAGCTGGAACTTTGGTATTGAGCTTGCCGACTTGTTCGGCAAGGCCATTGAATACGTGCTTCCAGAGCTTACGGACAGGATAACCAACGCGCTTATGCAGGATGACAGGGTTCTTTCTGTGAGCAATTTCGAATACACGATAGGCAAAGGAACGGTCTTGGCCGAGTTTGACGTCGAGACTGTGTTTGGTTCATTTGTGGCCAGCAAGGAGGTGAGCGTATGAATGAAATCCTTCAGAGCATGTTAAGCAACGTTCAGGCAAACGACCCCACGCTGGATATCCGAGAAGGCGGCATCATTTACAATGCCTTGGCTCCTATTGCCTTGGAGTTGTACAACTACGTGCTGCTGGTAAGGGAAATCATGAACGAGACCTTCGCGGACACGGCCAGCAGGGTTCCTTTGATTAGGAGGGCTGCCGAACGTGGGCTTGTTCCTCTGGAAGCCACAGAGGCTGTAGGCACAGGCCAGTTCACTCCAGACATCCTGCCTATCCCTATTGGCAGCAGGTTCACGCTCGGCTCGCTTACATGGAAAGTCACGGCACAGAAATCAGCAGGTCTTTACACTATGGCTTGCGAAACCGCAGGAACAATAGGCAACAACCTAACAGGCAGATTGATTCCAGTAGAGGCCATCAACGGATTGCAGACGGCGATGTTGATTAGCGTGGACATCCCGGGCGAAGACCCAGAGGATACCGAGACATTCAGGCGCAGATACTTCCAGAGTTTGCAGAACAGCGCGTTTGGCGGTAACAGGCAAGACTACATGGATGAGATTACCAAGATCGCTGGTGTTGGTGGTGTAAAGCTCACTCCTACGTTTGCTGGAGGCTACGTTCCTAGCGATGTCATTCCACCTGAAGGCACTAGCGATTGGATTGCTACCATCACTACGGGCACCCCAGAGCAGCAGGATTGGCTGAACAAGATTACGGACATGGCGGTTAAGAAAGTCATCACGGTTGGCGCGGGTACTGTGCGAGGGCACATTCTTTCTGGTACGTATGACGTTCCCACGGCAGAACTTATCAACAACGTGCAGACCATCATGGATCCTGAGGTCAACGGTGGACAGGGCTATGGATTGGCACCGATTGGTCACTTGTTCACGGCTGAAGGCGCGACTGCCACCACCATTGACTGTGCATTTACGATTACATACCAAGCTGGGCAGACGTGGGACAACATCTCCTTTGACGTGCTGAACATCATCGACGCATACTTCCTAAGGCTCGCTCAGGAATGGCAAGCTAGCGGAGAAAACGGGCTGGTGGTCAGGATTTCTCAGCTGGAGAGCGACATTCTTGCTGGCGTGAGCATCGTGGACATTCAAGATACGCTATTGAACGGCGAGCCTAACAACGTAACGCTCGACAAGTACAGCATACCGAAACGGGGTGCTGTGAGTGGCTAACTTGATTGACTTGCTCCCTCCTTTTCTAAGGGACAACAAGGAGTACATAGCTATCTTCAACTACGCGGCGCAGATGGAGCTGGAAGAGGCCGAGGTTGAATACAACACGCTGCTGAACAACCAGTTTGTATTGACATCGGACAGCAACACCATTCGACGCTGGGAAAAGATGATGGGCATCCAGCCAGACTACGCCATGACGCTTGAGATGCGCAGGGAAAGGGTTTTCTTCAGCCTTAACACGTATGTCCCTTATACTTATCGGCTTGTTTTGGCCTTACTTGAGCAGCTTTACCCTGTAGGAACGTATGAATTGTCTTTGGATGTCCCACAGTATTCTATAACCATCCTAACTAGGTTAGGGGTTCAGGACATATCGCCCGTGCTGCTCGAGCAGCTGGCTAGGATAATCCCTCTGAACATGATTTACAGCATGGGCATTCTCTATAACGAATACGAGGATTTGGAACCCTTGACATACGCTCAGCTGGAAAACTTCACTTACCTTGATTTGGAAGAAACCTACTTGCCTCCAAACATACCACCTTACTAAAGAAAGGGTGAGAACATGCCAACCTTTACTCCAAACATGAACCTTCGTCTCCCAGAGCGCGGCGAGAGAGTAAGCTTAGAGAATTTCTGGAACAATAACTACGCTTTGACAGACGCCTACGTGGCTCAGCTCAAGGCAGAATTGGAAGCGGAGATAGCCTCGCTCGACGGAAATGCCGTGAAGTCTGTCCTAGGCATTACGCCAGATGACGCTGGCAACGTAACTTTTGACTCAAGCAACGTGACCTACACGGCTGGCCAGCCTCAGAGCCTGAAGGATGTCATTCAGGCCAACGGAGCCAGCATAACGTCTATCAACAACACTATTAATGGCATTCAGGTCGACGTAGACCAAGCTCAAGAGGACATAACTGCCCTGCAGACGGACGTATCACAGGCACAAGCGGATATTGACAATCTGCAAAACCTAGGCCACTTCGTAGGCAGCTTCCCTACATACGCAGACCTTCCTGCCAACACTAGCAGCTACGGCGACGTCACGCCGACGATTAACGACATCGTCTATGTGCAAGCGGACGAGAACCACGAAGGCGCGATGTCTCGGTATGCCATTCAGGCTATAGCTGCGGACGGAGCTATCACGTACGGATTTGTGAACACGTTTGGCGGCGACACCAGCGGGTTCATGGACAAGTTCACTAGCCCCGTTCAGGCTGGCAGGATACCTAAGGTAGGCGCGGACGGAGGGCTAGAGTATGCCTCCGCTGCGGACATGGCATCCGCCATGAGCGGGCAATTGAACTTCATCCCGAGGTTTCCTAATCCTAGTCCTACAGGAAACATACCAATGATAGCTTCAGACGGAACACTTACTACAGCCACTAGTCAAGACATTGTGAGTGCCATTGGGGACAGCGCAGATTTCTTGCCTAGTGGAGGAACCGCAGATCAGTATTTAAGAGGAGATAGAACGTGGGATACACTTCCAGAATCAATAAATGGTTTTGAAGTAGTTGTTGGTAATATAAATAATGGAGATAATATTGATAATTGTGATTATCTTTACACATGGTCTACTGATTCACCACAAAATAGACAAGCTGCATCTTTTTGGTTTAATAATATATTTATGCAAGAAAAGTTAAAAAGATTTAATCAAAACATAATAGTAAGATTTAAATCTGGTACTTATAACTTTGATGATAGTTTGCAAATATTAGATGATTCAACACCTTTTTTTGGCGTAAGTATACGAGGAAATTGTGCTATATTCGATATATCTGGTACAGAAACAGTTATTTTTAGAACATTAAATCTCTCCATAGAAGGTATAGAATTTAAATCCGAAAATAATTGTAAAATACTAATATATGTTAATGAATATGTAGAAAACGAATTTTTTGGAATAACAAATATCAAAAATTGTAAATTTTATAATACAACCCTAATGCTTTCTAATTTAAACAATGCATTATTGAAATATTCCAATGTATTTATTAATAATTGTTCTTTCACTTTATCCAATACATTGTCTACCTACTATTGCTTAGTAATAAATAATACGTATACTGCTTCAGATATATATATATATATTAGTAATGTAAATTTCTTTAGTACTGTAAAAAACAATTCTTGTTTTACTATATCTAATTGTGTAAATACAATAGTTATTATTAGTAAATGTACTTTCAGCGGTAATTTTCTTGAATGTATAGATTTATTCGCATCCATTAGCACGTTAGGCAAATCTTATGTTTCTATTAATATGTGCAATATATTAACAAAATCAAACAAGAGTAGTGGCGATACATACAGTATTGGTATAAGAATAAGGTCTAGTATACCATGTACTATATCTGAATGCATATTTTCGAATTCTTTTGATTGTGAGTTCGATGAATTAGAACCTATTATAATACCTAATAGTTGTATAGGTATTTATATTACAACAATAGGAAATTGTTCAATAGAAAAATGTTCTTTTTATAACACAAGCACAAATGTATGCTGCTTTGGAATATTGGTAACCACAACAAGTTATACAATAGGTAGATTTTTAAAAATAATTAACAATAAAATATTTAATTATTCATATGTAACACAGTCTGGGTATGTTCCTTCTTTTAACAAAATAATATCATCTGGTATATACATAGATTCAAAATCCTCTACATTCCCATTTTTTATAATAGATGATAATAATATATCTAACCTGTATATATCTAGTATAAATAGAAGAGTATATTCTTATGGAATAGTTGTTATTACCACATCTTCATCTGTATCAAGCTATATTCTTCAATTAAAAATAAGAAGAAACACTATATATGTAGGTGCGCCAAATAATGATACAACTTATTTAGGTTTTGCTTTATGCTTAATAGGTACTTTGGGACAATTCAATGAAATATTAAATAACAACATTACAAAAATGTCTTGGTGGGTTAATATTAGTATGAATCCATATACTATAAATGGGTCAACCCCTACTACTCTTGTTGGATCCATTACTTCCGCGGCTACCTTCGGACAAGGTGGTATATGCGGGTTTAATATAACGTAGGAGGTGTAGTAATGCCTCATCTAGACGTTCCTGTAATAGACCCTAACCTTCCTATAGCAGCGTCTGAGTTGTGGAATGTGTTTTATATGGATGGAGAACTCATAAAAATTATTACGAGTCATCCTAACAGTTCTTATTTTATGTGGGCAAACTCTATTTCAGCACCAACAGGGTATCATGAAGCGTATAGAATATTATTAGCTGGTTATGATGAATATGTTCTTTCTACAGAACCACCTACAGAACCACCTACAGAACCACCTACAGAACCAGAACCAAATTATGATAAATTGTATAGATTGATTATGGATAAACAAAAAAAGACACTTACTGAATCAACGTCAATATTTTATGACCCTGATGCCTCATATATTGAGTTTATACCTAACGAAGGTATGAAAATAGTTTTTACACATCAAAGTGGTTTTAACTTCGGAAGCCCTCTTGTATCAGCGTTTTACTGTGAAACAAAAATAGATTTTAGTGAATATTCTTACATGAGAATAAAGTTTTCGCCAAATACACATAGCCATTTTTTTAATGTTGGCTTTTTAGATGAATTAATACTAACTAGCGGAATCGATTTAATTAGTTCAGAAGGAAGTATTAATTTTGACACAAGTTCGTATGAAAGTTCATATGAAGAAGAGATTTTTATAAATATAGAAGATATTGGTGAAAAATATATTGTTTTATATATTTCTGGTGGTGTAGGTGGGTCTGATAGTGTTACTATAAGTGATATTGAGCTTCTAAGAGAGGAAGAAATGATTATACATAATAGCCATATGAGTGTTGTTAAATATTTGTGTACGCTACACAACAATATAGTTCTAGATGGATTATATACAGCATCAGCTAATCGGATAAACCTTATAACACCTGTAACCAATGTTCCTAGAGATGGTTGTGCGCCTTACGACTCCAACAACCCAACAGGTGATGTATATCTTGCATATCTAAGAATAAAAGATTACTGGGTTATGGATGGTTATTCCTTTGATGATATAAACATAAAAATAAATAAATCTGTTAGTGTTCCTCCTCTAACGCTTATACCTTTTGAAACATACACAGAGCCTTCTTTAGACGATCCAGAAAAAACTGATTTGGTAATTAAATGCTCTATATCATGTGAAAGCATTCTAGCAACATATCTTAACCACAACTTAAGAATAGAAATAATTTTATCAGAAAACAATTTTGTTTTAAAAAAAACTACAGTTAGTATAAAGCAAGGGGTTTAAAAATGACATTTGAAGAACTAATCACAGCCTACGGTTTCCCTATAACCATCATAGGTTCGCTCATAGCCTTATCAACCTTCATGTACAACAGGCTGCAGGAAGCAGAGCGCCGAGGCAGGGTGCAGGGATACCTTGACGAGAAACTAACCAACATGCAGTCACAGCTCACGGACATACTGCTGGTGGTCAAGAAGCACGAAGACATCAACCTAAACATCGTGCAAAAGCTAACCATCTTGGAAGGACAAGTTCAGGCCGCGCTAAGGCTCGGCGACGATGCCAAGGAGAGAGACGCTTACAGAGACAACGAGCTAAAGGAATTGCGAGAGTGCATTAGAAAAATCAATACGGACATTAACATCATGCGCAATACGTCTGGGTACAACACTTCAAGCCTTGACGATGAGTGAATGGAGTGCTATAGTGACCATGAGGTGATTTAGTTGCTGCAGAGACTAGACAGGGACATGGTGCAGACGTCGATAGACCGCCTTAAGCTATACGAGCCTCCAGAGGGTTATCACCTAGCATTCTCTGGAGGCAAGGATAGCATCGTGGTGAAGCGACTGGCTGAAATGGCTGGAGTAAAGTTTGACGCGCACTACAGCCTAACCACCGTGGATCCTCCAGAGCTGGTATACTACATCAGAGAGCATCATCCAGACGTCTCCATAGACCTGCCAGAATACACCATGTGGCAGCTCATCGTCAAAAAGAGAGTTCCGCCGACACGAACCATGCGCTACTGCTGCGACTACTTGAAGGAAAGAAAGTCCAAAGGACGCCTAGCCATAACAGGTGTGAGATGGGCGGAGAGCAACAACCGAAAGCGCAATCAAGGCGTGATATCCACCAACAGGCAATCCTACAGCACGGACAACGAAGAGACAAGGCAGATGGTCGAAAGCTGCTACAAGACGCAGACCACGATGCTCAACCCCATAGTGGACTGGACGGACGCGGACGTGTGGACGTTCATACGCGAGCAAGGATTGCCCTACTGCGAGCTGTATGACCATGGCTTTAAGCGGCTAGGCTGCATAGGATGCCCTATGTCTTCCAAGGCCAGACAGGAACTAGACGCCTACCCAAAGTTCAAGCAAGCCTACCTCAGAGCGTTTGAGCGTATGATACAAGCGAGAGAAGAGCGCGGGCTAGGCAATGCGGTGTTTTCTACGCCCGAGCAATGCCTTAAATGGATGACCACACTAAACCTAAGTAAGTCCCATGCGGCAAGGAACTACAGAAAGCTAATCAAGGATGAGAGCGCCTTGTCTTTGTTAGACTAAAGCTAGGAGGTAATACCATGGATCTGCCAACCGTCATTGATATGCTCAAGGAACTCATCGCACCGACGATGGCCGCCATTCCTATTACGCTGAACGTCATTGGCTATATCATCAAGCGAGTGCCACAGATTCCAGACTGGACTATCCCCATCGTGCTATGGGGCTTTGGCATCGTGTTCGGCTTCGCTTACCAGACATGGGACGCCGCCATTGCTCCTAGCGTTGCTGGAGCGTTGGTGCAGGGAACCCTGTCTACTGGCCTAGCTATCGCGTACTTCCAGACGTGGAAGCAGCTGCTGGAAAGGAAGGCGTAGGGCTATTATGGGGTCACAGCGTAGTCAATCCATCACAGGATCTATCTCAGGAACCATAACACTAACATCTCCTAACGGTGTTAAAGTCACCATGCGTCAGTTACTGAGCGCTCTTGATATACCCTTATCCATGTTACCTCCTAATCGCATTATGCGTGACGAGTTCAAGCTCGAAAGGAAGGCGTAATGGACAAGGAAAAGCAGAAAGAGGAACTTGCCCAAATCTCCACATTGCTTACGGCCTACTGCGCTAAATGGTTCCCAGACTCCACGTCGGCTACGTTGCACGTGGAAGCCACGACCAAAGGCGTAGAGCATGAGCTTAACGTCAAGATGGTTCAGAAAAACGTATAGGAGGGTAAAGGTTTGAAGCTGGTTATTGACCCCGCCCACGGCGGTAAATTGTCTGGAGTGCAAGGCTTAAGCGGTCGCATGGAAGACGACTACGTGCTGGAGATGGCCTACAAGATAAGGGAGTCCATGCAGCTGCTCGGTCATGAGTGCGTTCTAATCCGCGAGGAGGACAGGCAGTTCGCTTCGACCATAGACGAAGACAACAAGCTGCGCTCCCTAGAGGTCGACAAGCACGCTCCTTATGACATCGCACTTATGCTGCATTGCAACGTAGGTTCCACAGCTGCGGGTGAACTGTCTGGCACTAGAGTATTCTACGACCACACTAGGCAACACGCCACGGGTTTCACCGACCTAGCCAAGAACCTAGAGTTTGGCATAGCGGAGGCTCTCGGCGTACGCAACTGGAACAACTTGCAGAACGGCATGTATCACCTAGCCTGTAAGCGTCTGCTCGGTGAGAGTCTGCTGATTGAGACGTGCTACATCCGCAACCCGCTAGATGAAGAAGCCCTCAACCTGAGCATGGACTACGTGGTAACGGCCATAGTTTCTAACCTCCTAGCCTACTACGCCAAGGAAGACCGTCCTATCGTCGCTGTGGACGGCAAGGTGATAGGTTACGGTCAGATAGTGGGTGACAGGACGTACGTTCCTCTACGAGCCATAGGTGACGCTCTGGGCGTGTTTACGGACTGGGACGATAGGCTGCGACTAGCCAGTTTGGATGTGAGAATATGAGAATAGTTATAGACGCTGGCCACGGAGGCCGCGACCCGGGGGCAATATACGGGAACATGCGCGAGAAGGACATTACCCTAGAGGCAGCGGAGATGCTTCGTGATATGCTCATGGACTACGAAGGCGTGGTGGTGTCCATGACCAGAGAGAGCGACGTGGACTTCTACAACGGAGGGACTGTGGCCAACGACCTGCAGCACAGGATGGGCTACAGCACGTCTGGCACGGCCTTGTTCCTGTCCTTGCACGTCAATGCGTTTTCTAACGAGGAGGCACACGGGGTAGAAGTATATACAGGAAACGCCGCCAGCTATTCCGCATTGGGAAACAGCATAGTCAAGTCTATATCCGACAAGTGCCACATGTTCAACAGAGGTTTAAAGACAGCTAATTACTACCAACTAACGCACGGTCAAGCGTCTGAAAGACTGCTAGTTGAGATGGGTTTCATAACCAACACGGAAGACCGCATGTATCTGCATACGGATCTAGAACAGATTGTCGAGGCCATACTAGACGCCATCGTGGCGCATTATGATCTAAAGGTGGTTGCGTCCGTGCCAGAATACCAATTCCCAGCGTCGGCTGAGTGGGTCAAGGCCGCGCATATATCCGACGGAGAAAGAGCTACAGAAAATTTGACTCGCCAAGAATTTTGGGAAATGCTGTATAGATTTGCTAGGTATCTGTCTAACAATATCGCCCCTTAGGATCACGCTCTCTTAAGTGTGGTATATAAACACCAGTTCCTTTCTCAACCCTTGCCATTCATCGGCAAGGGTTTTTCTTTGTCGATTTTCCCTTTATATACAAACATCAGTTAATTTATAACCCCTAAAATATACTATTCTCATAAAATGACCAAAAGTGTTCGCATACGCTTTTACATGAATGTATGTTCCTTTTTAAACCCCTAAAAATTACTTCAAAACACGTTGCTATTTAGTGACATACTCACTTAAACGCTATGTCATCTGTCTGTAATAATCGCTGTAATAGGCTCTAATACTCAATCTCATTATTACTGTATCCGTATATACCGTGATATAATGTGAGAGTGTGCTTATTCTCTGTATTCCCGTAGTCGAATAGTAGGGTTACTCTAATTAGGGTGGCCAATTAATAATGTTAAGGTCGACCTTAACATTATTAACAAACATGGGGTAAAAACCTTAACATTATTGATACTTCGTATAGCGCCTATATAGAGAGAGAGTAGAGAGAGAGAGAGAGAGAGAGAGAGAGAGATTATATATATATATATATATATATAGATAGATAGTT